GCAAATCGATGGGCCTGACCCAAATGGGTTTCCCCGGTGACCGCAATTGGTAGTTCGTGAGCTCTTGCTCTACTCAAGCTCTGCACGCACCCGAGGATCTGCGCTGCATCGCCCTGCTGCCGCCTTTACATGTGCTCTACTCTTGCTCTACTCATCGCTCGGGACCGCCGTCCCTCGTAGGGATCACTCCGAATGATGATTGTGACGGGTTGCGGGTTCGGGTTTAGGGTTCGGCGTAGGGTTCGGGTTAGTTAACTGCGTGAGAATAGTATTGTATATAAATTAAACTACAGCTTTATAAGTATCAAGTACATTCATGCCTAGCGTAACTGTTTCACTGTCTGTAACTACACCGTTTGTAATAGCGACTAGATAGCATTGCGTGTGCGCTTCCTGGTCTACGAGACCTAACTGACATGCGTTAGACAAAACCGATTGTGCGCCACCTTGGCTGACAGAAGTAATCTTTCCAATGCCGTTCAACTTAATAGTGCCAGTAGCAAGACAAGTGTTGTTTGCGCCGTTAGTGACAACAACAGGTTGCGGCAGGCCTTGGCCATAGGGAAGACCAAACGTGTGCTCGCGGGAGTATAACACGTCCCACCTTTTCAGGTTCACCATAGTACCAAAGTAAGTGTCAGGTGCCCCGCTAACACCGCTACCCTTGTTAACAACGAAATCTACACCTTGGACAAAGGCTACATTACCGTCCCTTGGACCGTATGGAACGGGACCGGAGTTGAGGTTATTGTCAGCTATAAGCTGTTGCGCCGTGGCTTTCTTGGGGCGGACTACGCCAAGCCAGACTTTCGTGGTATTTGGTTCGTTGCATGCCATTTGATACTTGATGACGCAGCCCTTGTGGTAGAGGCATGGGGTGTTCTGGGCTGCTTGAGAAACATTAAAGCAAGTAGTCTTTACGAAAAATGCCTGAGATGCAATGGCTAGCGAATCACGCCATTGAGAAACTTCAGAGGTGCCATTGGAGCCAAGGAAAGGAGCCATAGCGTTAAACGGAATTGGGCATACGTATGGCGTACCTGGACTGGCAGCTGTTTCGATGGGCAAATTTATGCGTTCCCAGTTGGTGTGGAACGTTTCAAACTGACTTTTAGTAAGCATCGACACTTTCCTACTAAGAGTCGCAATCTGCTTCGATTGGGCGCGAGCTCCAGTTCGGCGTCGAATGTTCTTCGGGGCGAGGGTGCGACGCTTGCGACGGAGGGTGCGCTTTTTTGCATAACGGCGGTAGGGCATATTCAACAAGAAAAATCACCTACTTAAATAGTCACAACTTTCTGTTGAAATGACGAACTCTTCGATGTCCTCAGACGAATCTTCGGTGGCATCCGATATGGAGACAATGGATATTTCGGGAGGTAATACTAGTCTCCCGAAATATAAGAAAAAAGGTAAGAAAAAAAGGGTTTCACAGTCACAATATTGGTGTTTTACGCACAATAATTACGAGATTCAAGACATGGAGATGTTGGAGATGACTTTTAAGAAAATGAACTGTGCTTACATTTTCCAGGAAGAAGTCGGTGCCCCGGAGGAAGAAAACTCGGGCACTCCGCACTTGCAAGGGTACTTCGAATTTCGAGGACGTCGTGGTCGGTGGTCAGAACTTAAGTTACCGTTTAAACCACACTTCGAGAAACGTAAAGGTACTCGTATGGATAATATCAAGTACTGCAGTAAAGATTATACGCACATTGGTACACCACGGCATTTCAGTCCAGACTTGAAGCCTCCACGGCCAATGAAAGTGTTGAAAGAGTACCAATTGAGGGATTGGCAGAAAGGTGTCTTGGACGTCATTGCAACTGAGCCGGATGACCGGACTCTCCACTGGATCTGGTCAGACCGTGGTAACGTCGGGAAGACCACTTTTTGCAAATACCTCACAAACCAACACGGAGCCATACCGTTGGCAGGTAAAGGGACAGACGTACGGAACGGGGTGGTCACGTATCTTAATGCACATCAAACGACGCCAGAGCTAATCGTGGTACCTATTCCGAGGTCGTTCTCTCCAGAGTATCTGTCGTATGAAGCGCTCGAGAACTGTAAAGACATGTATTTCTACTCCGGTAAGTATGAAGGTGGAGCAGTGTGCGGTAACTGTCCTCATGTGTTCGTTTTCTCTAACTTTGCGCCAGACCAAAGTAAAATGTCGGAAGATCGTTGGCGGGTTTGGCAAATCGATGGGCCTGACCCAAATGGGTTTCCCCGGTGACCGCAATTGGTAGTTCGTGAGCTCTTGCTCTACTCAAGCTCTGCACGCACC